GTGTTAGCGATGGTTTCATCTTTCCACTTCTCATCACGTCCTGGAACATCCCACCAGTCTACACGAAATGATTTATACTCGTTAGTACCTTGTACAGCACCTTCCCATATCTTATGATATGTATTTCCTATTCCATTTGCTGTTGATGTAATAATAACCTTTGTGTTAACACCAGATGAAACTACGGGATATGTTGAGGTATAGAATTCTGATGCTTTTTCAACGAATGCAAATTCGTCAAGAAACAATAAGTTGACCGACATACCACGAATAGAAGAACCACTGGTAGCGGAAGCAACAATGCGAGAATTATTTGAGAATTCGATAAATGTTTTGTTGAGTGCTCTACATCCTGGTTGGAGGAAGAACGGTAAATTTTCGAGAGCCAATGTAACACGCCCAAGCATCTCCCTTGCGGTAGCACCTTTGTTAGCAAGTATTGCGATTGTTTTTTCTGGATTAAAAATAGCATACCAAAGTAGATAAACAACAGAGGAAATAGACTTACCTGACTGTCGACATGCTAATACTACGCTAAATCTATTATCATTAAAATGCTTAAACATTTTCTCCTGATAGGGATATAGTTCAAATGGTACTAATCCTTTATCGAGAGAAATAATCTTAACATACTTTTTAGCAAAATATGCAGGATCAGACATACATCTAGCATATTCTTGTACGTTTTCAGCTGTCCAGTTTTCTTGTACCCCGTCTGCTTTCACATTCGGGTTACCCATATAATGTTTATTGTCAGCCATCACCATTCTCTATTGGAGTAATATCCTTTTCTTCATTTTGTGATTTAAGAAAACGTTGCAACTCAGTAGTAGAACCAATAAAGATATTATTGGTAGTATTGTCTATTTGTTTAATTTCTTGTTTATGTAGATCTTTATGTGCTTTATCTAATGCCATTAATTTGTCGGTAACATCACCAACATCTTTGATCAACTTAGATAATACTTCGTATGCTCTTGGATGCTCAGATTCCCGAGCTACATTAATCATATCCTCTATACCTTCACGACCTTTATCTATTAGCTCGTAAAGTGTTTCTCTTGAGTATTCATAATCATTATTAAATTTTTCTTCATCTGTCATTGTGCGCTATCCAAAATGTCAACTATAACTGTGTAATCACTATCCTTACTAGCATTAAACGGATTCACTCTTAACTGTAATGTTTCGAGATAGAAATCTGAATCTGCTGGTGGGTTGTCCATATCGTAAAAGTTGACATTGATTTCGCGAATAACTCCAGACTCTCTTGGTTTTGGACCATAAAAATTCACTTTCATGTCAAAAGATAATGTATAGACGATAGTGCGTCTTTGTTCCATTGCTCCTTCATAATCATCTGAAAAGGCTACTGAGTTCAAAATAATTGGGACGTCCTCGTACACGCTATCGACACCAGAGTAAGGTTTTACCGATATAGTATACTGGGGGCTGAAGTAAGGTAGAATTTGTTCTACGACTTGTAGAGCATCGTCCTGCTGCTTCGCATAGACACTTAGCTCAAACGATATAATATATGGAACCCCTACTCTATACTTAGAACTCTTGTCGGTCTCTACTTCTCCTGTACGAGAATAATAATTCATTTTAGGCAACTGGCGATTTGCATCATATTGAATATTTGTTACTTCAAACGACATCCTTGGCAATTTGATGGCTAATTGTCTTTCTGCGTCTTCACCATCTGCCATTTGCGAAATTCTTTCAAGGAACTTTCTTTTTGGTGAGTAACTCAAAGGTACTTTCATTTGAGAAACCACAGTATTTCCTGATTTGCGAACTACATAAATGTTGTCAAAAAGAGAACCAAAAATGGCAACAGACTTTCTTACCCTTTCGTTATAAAAATGATCAGCAAACATTATTGAGGATCTCCAAATGGGTTACTCTCAGAAAAATCTATGAACTCAAATGCAGAAACATCAAACTCTGTTACATTATTAGATGAACCGCCAGGAGCATTTTGTTGAATCTGTTGTAATTGTTGTACTAATGTTGGTGTTGCTACAGCACCAGATTCGGCACCAATAACCTGCCTTGTTGTAACAAAGTTATGATATTCACCATCATTTGCACCAACATGCGCAAGATAAAGTTTATTGTCAGAATCAGACCAGTTGACAACTTCTCCTGAAAGAGTATAATCAATAAAGTTCTGCGCTACGGTCTCTCCAATACTATATCCAACAGAAGCTGAATCCATAGTAAGAACATACTGATATGTTGCGAATTTCTCTATAGCATCAATTGAAGCAACACCCGTATCAAAATCTTCGTCGCTATATTCAAAGAGTTCACAACGCATTCTAAAGACAGGCAATTGACCTAATTGATAGAATGGATTCTCATCTTCTACCTTCATAATCTCAAAAGTAGAATTAGATAACGGAAGATGAATTACATCACCCTCTCTTGGTCTATAATATTTGTTTTTGTCACCACCTTTCTTTGATGCAATTTCTTGATTCCATCTACGTCTTGCAAGAACAAAGGTAGCAGCATCTCTAATTTCTACACCAAATTTAGAGAATAAATCACCATCACCATCAAATCCTTCAATATTATCAATGTATAATTCTACTTTGTAGGCATATTCAAAACGACTGAGTATAGCATCATCAAAGATCATATCTCTGTGTACTACTTCTCTTGGAATATAATACACATCCTGACCATAAAACTTTAATGACTCAACGATTAAATCTTCGTACAGTAACTGCTCAGATTTAACATTGTGTCTAAAATATTTTGATGTTGCCATTAATCTTCATTTCCTATCAGAGGAACCTTTGCGTCTATCTTAATTATATTTTCTGTTTCTATCATCTTAATGATCTTTTTTGTTAGATTTAGATCTAACTCAAGCATACCTATTTTTCTCTGTATTTCTTTAAGCTGATCGTAATAAAACTCTAGTTCCTTTTCCTTTGATAATTTACTTTCAATAATTTCAGTTAAAGATATAATATCACTCATATATTATCCTACAAAAAAGTCAGGTGGCATCTCATGCTCTAATCGCATTTTTTCTACAAGCTGTTCTATTTCTTGATTTGCTTCTTCAAGGATAGTTCTACCGCTAATTGTTACACCACCAGGAAGTTGCATCCCTTCAAATTTGGACATATTCTGACCCCACTGCCTTTTAATTAATGCAGTGGCATAGTCTTTTAAGAATGTCGTATTATACACATCTGGGAATTGCTGTTCATCGACTACTTGATAGACCTCAAATGCAATATAATCACCAGCCTTAATATCTTGATCCGCAAAATCACCCCAAATATAAATTCTATTTTGTCGTCTTGTAAATGTTATTTGAGGAGTACCATTAAGCTTCATGTCTAACATTGAAAGGTATTGTCTCATCTGATCATAATATGCGAAACTACCCGCACCGAATGTTGACAATTCATGATAATCACTTAATGCAAATTGATATTGGAAAGAGAACATATTTGTGCTGTTGATAAATGAGTTATCAACGGGGAACATTTTATTTACATATATGACAGTATTTGGTACTGTAATATATTTATTAGTCACATCATTAGCTGTTACCTGATGAAAATGATAAATTCTTGCAGTTCCTTCACTATGATAGTCTCTAAACTTTATTATAGCATCATCAATCCTATCTTCAACCTGTTGGTCGTCAACATTGATTTCTATTACAGGATCTCCAAGTCTACGGAGACAATAGTCAATCAGTTCTTGTCTTGTTGAAATTGCCATTATTCTTTATCCGATGTTTATTTACATTTATTTATAATATTAAACAAGACACTGCCAAGCGCCAGTTGTTGTGTTATGTTTTAAAAGGGTAATATTTCTAGCACCACCAGATCCATTATAAGTTACTGTACCGTCACTTGTGCTAGGTTCCAGCGAATTGACTCGAATCACAGTTGCTGTAACTGATAAAGTCGCATCAGCCGCAACACAAAAAGTAATAAGGTCGCCTTTAGTCCATGAAGAATCTGTTAAAGTAAATGCAAAAGTACCATTTCTACATTGGTATATGTGATGCCCGTAATCTCCTCTAGTTGGAGTTGTAGTGGTTCCATCAATATCATTACTTACTGCTATAGCACCAATGTGTCCGACCTGTGCATAATTTCCTAATGATCCTGCTGTAGTCAATGCGCCGTTTATTGTAACGTTACCATTGGCGTCTATACTTAATCTTTCAGCATTCGCTGTGTAGTCGTAGATCCCTAATTTTCCAGCGCCTACGGAACCTCCGAAATTAAAAATCCCAAACTTTTGCTCTGCGCTTCCAAATATTATTCGTGAACTTGATTTTCCGACACTATCGCCTATATGAAGAGTATCGTAATTTGCATCAGAGTCTGGAGAAGTTTGACCAATCCCAACGTTGCCGCTGGAGGTGATGCGCATACGCTCGGCTAAAGAGGTGCCGTCATGAGTCCTAAATTGTATCCCTGCTTTAGTAGACGTACTAAAGTCATCCTCTGCGACCATGTTTATGTTCGCTACACCAGTAGTAAAGGCTGACCCAGTGTGACCTCTGGCGCTGTACTGAGATAAATTATCACCGTTGAGTGTAACTGTGGGGGATGCTGCTGTTCCGTTGGCACGGTACAGCTGGAAACGCGCTGCATCGCCGTAGCAATACTGAACGATTCCATTGAAATCTGAGGAACCCGTAGCTTCTTTAGAAAGCGTTAGTAATGCAGTTGGATTACTTGTGCCAATCCCAACGTTGCCTGTGTTGTAGTAGATATCGCTGTCAACTTGAGTCCAATATCCTGAGCCTCCACCAATACCAGAAAGACTTGTAGTTGTGCCATCACCGAGAAGAACATCGTTAGATGTAGCTCCTGATTTAATTATAGAGCCACCAGTTATAGAGCCACCAACATTCAAAGCACCAGCAATACCAACACCACCAGCTACTGTCAAAGCGCCTGTAGCCGAATCACTGGATATTGTTGTTGGTGTAATATTTACGTTTGTATTGCCAACCTGTAATCTCGGGACGCTTTGTGTTTCTAAATCTATTCTTGCATTCTGATTGTTAGATATAATCGTGTTATTTAAACCAAGATCAAAGCCTATATAGGTTGTTACTGCACCACCATCTTGTTTTAATAAGATAGAAGCATTATCATTTTCATTTACATTATCAGTATCGGCATTAATTACTAATTGAGCAGGTCCAGCAGAAGATAATGTTACAGTGCCGCCAACATTCAAATTCTCAGAAATGCCCACACCACCCGCGACAGTTAATGCACCTGTGGTGGTGGATGTGGATGCTGTTGTATTTGTGATACTTATTATACCAGAAGCACTGTCATTGGCATCTGATCGGAGAAAAGAAGCTGCATGAAGACTATCTACTGTATCAGCATTGGTTGCCGATGTTGCATTTCCACTTAACGAAGCAGTAATTGTACCAGCAGAAAAATTACCAGAGGCATCACGCGCCACTACTTTACTAGCTGTGTTAGCTGATGTTGCATCAACTGCCCATGTTGTAGCAGCGCTTCCATTATAATTGCTACCAGTTAAATAAGAACCACGATTTAATGTGTTGCTAACTTGAGTAGCAGTCCCATTAAAAGTTGTAGCCGTTATAGTTCCACCAACATTCAAAGCACCAGAAATACCAACACCACCAGCAACAGTTAAAGCGCCTGTATTGGATGATGTAGATGCTGTTGTATTTGTGATACTTATTATACCAGAAGCACTGTCATTGGCATCTGATCGGAGAAAAGAAGCTGCATGAAGACTATCTACTGTATCAGCATTGGTTGCCGATGTTGCATTTCCACTTAATGCTCCACTAAAAGTTGTAGCCGTTATAGTTCCAGGAACAGTTAAGTTAGCTATATTCTGGGCAGAACAATCAAGCGTCATAGCGTCAAATACTGTACCTCCCGAAGGAGTAAAACGCCATCTCCATGTATCTGCTTGTGTAGGATCGTCTGATAGATTGAAATCAAAATATGTATTTGAACTGCTAACAGTTGTAGAAATAGAGGCTGTATCGCTAGCCTCCGCCGCAAAAGAAATAGAAGTTACACCCGTTAATGATGTGTGATTGTGGCTATTATCCGCTACAGTTAATGCTACATTACCGACGTTTGCTGATCCATCAATAGAAAAACTACCAGTAACATCTCCTGTTGCAAACGTAACACTTCTAGCGGTTGCCCATTTGCTCGCAGTGGATGCATTTCCACTTAATGCGCCACTAAAAGTTGTAGCTGTTATAGTTCCGCCATTGGTAATATTATTGCTATTTAAATTTAGAGTTGTCCCCATTTTTACAAATGAGTCGGCTTGACCGAGAGTTAGATTAACTCCAGTAGTGCCACGTATTTCACCGTCTGCTTCGAATATAATATCTACATTGTTTATACCATTTCCAATATAAACATCAGTAGCAGCATCGCCTATTTGAACAACTCCATTTTCACTTGTTAATACTAAATTACCGCTTACATCGGTTTCAACAGTTGCATCTAATGCTGAAGTTCCGAAAAATTCAATCTTTTTTGAAGCTGGTGTAATTAACACATCATTGGCCATTATTGTAATCTCCCGCCAAGTCTTATTTGACTATTAGAAACACCTGCGTAATTTAAATTAATTTCACCTAAATTTCTTTTTGATTTTAGTCCAGAACTATCAGTTAATGTTACTCTAATAGGTGCTTCCCAATAACCTTCTGTTCCATTACCAGCATCAGTACTAGTTGTAAATACTACCATTGATAAAAAATAATCGTATTTTTGAGCGGCTATAGTTAAAGTTTTACTTTCCCAATTACCAATAGCAGCGCTGGTAAACTGTGTTTGTTCTAAAAATCCCGAAGGATACCCTCCAGTTGATTCTGTTGAATTTGATGCAGCCGATTGCCCATCTATTCCCCACGCGCCATTGCTATAATCTTCAGCCGTGTAAGCAGCAAAATAAGGATATGTTCCGCTAAAGTTACTTGTTAGCTTTATATATGCTTCTAGATTAACTGATGCTCCAGCTGGTACGAATACTCCATAATTAAATCCAGCATATACTGAGGAATGAATAGTTCGTTTTACAAACCAACAACCTTCAGTAGTATCCCAAGTTCTTTGCGCATAAGATGCCCATTCAACAACAGCATCTTGTTCATAATTATGCTGCAATGATATTGATTTAGTTTCATCACCATTGCCTCTTCTTGGTCGTGGATAATCATCATCCGCTACATATAATCCATTTACAGGAGAACCTGCTCCACCAGTTATATCCCATTTATTTCCAAAATAACAATTAAGAAAAAGTAAATCACCACCAGGAGTGCCATGATATGGCCAATAATAAAAATAATCAAAGTAGCAATTGTGTATAACTCTATTGTGACCATTATAATACATATAAAGTGGTCTACCAACTGAAAACATAGCATAATTATGCCTTATAGAAGTACTCGCATCTCTATGTTGAGCAAGATAATATGCATATGCCGAAGATCTTGAAACATAATTATACTCAATAGAAGTGTAAGGCTCATACATAGTATCCTGAACAATTCCAAAATTACAACGTAAAATGGCGTTATTCATGTACATATCATTATTTCCACCAGACCATTTCCAAAATCCTCTTTCAACATTATATGCAAGACACGATCTTATTGTAAATTGATGATTATCTCTAATATTTAATCCATTATATGTTGATCTAAAATTTGATGATATTACACATCCTTCATACCCACTTGCATATGCAGCATATGCATTATTCTCATAAGATGTAATACCATATACAATAACACCACCATAAAGTGTGTTTAAAGTATTTCGTCCAATACCATCAAATAATACGTTTCTTAATCTTATGCAATTGTAATAACTATTTGTTCTGAAATATACAAAAACTCTATTTGTTGAGTCTCCTAAATTTGTCGCAGCAACAACAGTATCTCTATCGTAAATAAACACCAAAGCGTCAGTTAATCTATTATTGGCTAAGTTAGATGTTAGAGTTATTTGATTACCATTAATTGCTGAAATAGTATATCGCATTTCATAATCCCATCCAGTATCGGATGGATTATTTGCTTCTATAATCAATCGCGTTCCGACAGTCATACCATTTGTAGAAGCAACATTTATAATTGCTTGCCCAGAGTTTGCATTTGCCGTTAAACGTGTAGCTAATTTCTTAACATCTGTTCCTACTGTATGGAATTTTTCGAATCCAGAGCGATATACTGTTTGACCAGTAACGGTTCCAGTAATAGAAGTATTAATTGTTAGAGTGTTTGTTAAATTGTTTATTGCTGTTATTTCACGAGTATTTCTATTTGCTCCAGTACCAAATATAATTTTATGACCCACTCTGAATACTTTAGAGTTATCAACAACAACAGATGTACCAGTAGCAGAAGAAATAGTAGCAGTTGGACCAACGAAATGTCTCATGTAAATGTTATTACCATCTACATCGTGTACTATAAATCCTTCAGTATTGAATCTTGCTCTTTCATAATCATCAATATCTTCTAGTTTAATTTGTACTGTTGCCCAATCACCAGCAACAAATCCAGTTGAAGATGCTACTGTGACGTAATAATCGCCAGTGACTACGTTTGTTGATGCTACGGTTGTATAGGCCATCGGATGAGTGCCTTCCATTTCAACAATAACCCATGCATTCGTAGTTGTTTTTACAATTCCATGCTGATCAGCATCAACTCCAGTTATTTCTACTCTTGATCCTGGTTGCATCAAGAAATATGCACCAGATAAAGCGTCTGCTTCAACAAAATGCTTAGTAGCGCCCGTTACCATATCAATATTTAATTGTCCGTTCATTCTTAATTTGCCAGTACTTGTTATTATTAACTTTCCCTGCACATTAGAATTATCAAATCCATTTGTTGGCATTCTTGTATCATTTAGAGTTACAATATGCCCAGGTGCTATGTTGAATATATCTCCGTCTGCATTAGGAACACCAGCTCCTCCCCAAGTAGCAGATGAACTCCATAATCCAGATTGCGATGATGTATATGTTGCCATTAAATATTGTACTCCACTATAAGTTTATCAACATCTTTACGTTCTGCAAATATATGATAAAAATATTCACCAGGGTATGCCAGTTGAATGTAGACTTTGTTATCCTTAATCTTTTCTACCCACAGATCGTTGTGACCGCCGATAGGAGTTAGTGCAACAGTAATTGTATCTTCATCTATTAAACCAGTCCAGTAGTCTGGTAATTCAATGATTGTTTTATTAGAACCTTTTCCACGAACATATACACCATTTTCTGGACCTTCCAACGATCCATAACGGAGTCTCATATTCTCTTTTGTTGGATGTTCAATATCAAACGATTTAGTAGTTGCAGTGAGGGCACCACCAACATTCAAATTCTCAGAAATGCCCACACCACCTGTGACTACTAAAGTACCTGAAGTAGTTGTGGTAGAAGAGACACTGGCGGTCATTGAGACGGTGCCAGTGTTGAAAACGAAAGAACTACCGCCTAACGCACCAGCACTAACGCCAAATGTTAATTTACCCGCCCCGTTTGAAGCGTGTTCTGTGGTAATTGAGGATGTACCGTGGAATCCACTGGCATCGCCACCCCTCATGTTGATTATGCCCTTGCCAATCGTAGCTGGAACCTGACTACCGCTAGCGGAAATGTATAAAACAGCATCTTCCCCTTCTCGGGAAATATGAAGCTCCGCAGTAGGGATAGAAGTACCAATCCCAACTCGATTATTTGTAGCATCGACAAAAAATGTGTTTGTATCAACGGTTAGATCGCCACCAACATTCAGATTCTCAGCAATACCTACACCACCAGCTACAGTTAAAGCGCCTGAACTAGTTGTGTTTGATGTTGAAGTAGAAGTGACACTTAAATCATCAAGAAATGTTTTTGCACCATCAATTGATTGATCATTTACAAGATCTACATGTTGTCTATACAATGGCATATGATTATCCTTATGTTATTTGTGTCACTTGAACAGCAGTAGTTGTTCCAGTATTTAATATGCCTGTTATTGCACCATTATAATATCCAGGAACCTCATAGTAATCATCAGGATAAAGCCGAGTAGTATATGTTGTTGTAGAAGCAGCAGTAGCACTCAATCTTAAGTATAGTATTGAGGATGAACCATTGTATATTGTTGCTCCTCTACGCGAAGTAGAAGCAGCCAATACGGTAGCAGATGTAGTACTTAAAGATGGATTTGATTGTGTTCCTGTTGCAGCACTTGCCTCAA